CTTAGTGATCTTTGGATACTTCTTACGCCACGCATCTTCTGGTTGCTCTAACCAAGTCCAACCATAACGCTCTACCAACCAATCCATCGTATTGTCTACTTTTCCGTAGAACCAAATACCGATGTTGGTCTCTTTGAGATACGCTAATGCCACCGCACCGATGATAGAACCGCCTATCGCAGTCCAAATCCAGAGAGTGTCTGCAAACATTCTATCAAGCATTTTACTTTTCTTCTCTTATTTCAAATCTCAAGTTTTCGTGATCTGGATAGTTAACAACTACTGGTCCTTCTGGGCACATATAATCTATATGCACTAATAGAGTTGCTTCACCCTCTGGTATCATGTGTCGGTGTTCTTCATCTATCGTAAACGAGTATCCAAACTTGTCAATCTTGTCACTCGCTGGACCAGAAAACTTGGCGACGCTTGGTGTCGCTGTGTGAACCATGTACTTGCTGTCTTTGACTTCAAGAGCAAATCCTTCAACACTACAATCATCTCTGTGCTTTTCTCTTGCCACGATCACGTCAAATGTGCCATCGACTGGACCATCTGACACTTCAAAATGTTCTGGTGCCCAAGTAAGAATGTCTTTAGGTTTTAGTTTGTCCCACATGGTGTATCCGCCACCTATCATAGCAAATGATGCGGTAACTATACCTATACCCTTCGTAATATTTTCTACATCAAAACTAAACATTTATATTGTCTGAACCACTAGTATATTCAATATATTTATTCATCGAATGATCTGATACTCCATCAAATGGTTTTCCACCCATCCAAGAATCCACACGCCCCAGAACTTTATCTTTAAAACGTTCCCATCGAGTCATTGGAACAATCTTACCTTTACGATTAATGTAACGAAGAGTTCCATGATGACAATACAAAGGGTATGGAGGCACACAAGGAACGATGTCATTATTATTTACATGGCGATAGTGAAGAACCTGTAGCGCATCTACAAAAGCACTCGAACCTACACGAGGAGAACCGTAAGTAAATAATGCGTCTACCTCACCAACTAAGCGCGAAGCACATACAGTTGCCATTGCTCCACCCAAAGAGTGTCCGCAGATATAAAAGGTGCGGTCTTTTAAATTGGTTTCCATGTGGATTTGAATATCTTTCCACACTTTTTCAAGTTCATCTTGAAAACCATCATGAACATATCCGTCTAACTCAGCGCGATCAGGAATCGCATTTAAGTCTGCTAGAATATCAGAGAACTCGTCAGGTTCTGTTCCACGGAAACATAAAACGTACACATCCCGAGTCCAAACAACATGGCATTGCGCGCCTTCTTTATCAAAAAACTTATGGTCTGTATATCCAAGTTTTTTATACTCTTCCTTTGCTTCCTTGCTATCTAAATAAGCAATCCCTGCCATCTGTGCCATGTGATGGCAATTTTCTATATGTTTCATTTAACCTCCTGCCTTCATTGCGAGTAGCATAACGAATCCCCAGATAGATCCACCGATTACTAATGCTCCACCTAGAATTGCTGCGCTGATTTGAAATGCTTGAATTAACTTTTTCTTACGAGCACGTTTCTTGCGTTTTTCTTCTTCTTTCGCTTCTTCACGAGACTTTTTACAATCTGATTGAAACTTCAACCAGTCGTCCCACATACCACCACGACCTTGGTAGATCATCATCTCTTTGAGTTCTTGTTCTTGTTTCTTGAGTTGTTCTGCTGCCATGAACGCATCAAGATCAGACTTATGACCATGTTCATGTGCTTTCTTTTGGATTTCGCTTTTCATCCCGAAATAATCAGCGAGCGCCTGTCCGGCATCGTAGATTTCTTTGCCGTTCTGGATGGTTTGTTTGATAACGTCGAATGCTGCATTTGCTGCTGCAAGTTCTGCTAACATGAGTCTTTCCTTCTATGAGTGACTCATGATATAATAATGATTAAATAGAGTTTTCAATCAAGGATTGTGCTTCTATTTATAAATAATTAACTTGACAACCTTCCATAATATACCGTATAATCAAATATTAACCTAATCGTAAGGAAGTTTAATGTTAGACTTAATGACTTCTCAGAAGTTTTCTATTATAATCGAAGAGACAGTAAAGAATAAAAGAATTGGTTATATGGATGCCATCATTTGGTGGTGTGAGAAACATGAGATGGAAATTGAGGTTGCTGCCAAACTTTGTAATGGAGTCATCAAAGAAAAACTCCGATACGAGGCACAAGAACTTAACTTTTTGGAGAAACCTGCCCGTCTACCTATATGAGCGAAAGCATGAGTGGATTTGATTGTTACCAGACTTACCTTGCGGTGAATAATCACTTTAAGCAAAAGTCCTATGATTTTTTTAAGTATCACGGAAAAATAAACGTGAGGCACACTTCTTACGAAGCAAGAAAGGATAAATACTTTTTTGAGAAGGCATCTCGTAAGTTCAAGCGAGACGACTTCATCAAATACCTCGTTGCCAACTTCATCAGGGGCAACACTTGGATAGGAGAACTACTCACACCAAAGACAGAGATCGATTTCAAGAAATGGCGTAAGCGAATAGAATCGCTAACCTATAACTTCAAGGAAGAATTATCACAGATACATGATAAAGAGGAGAACTTTAATCACCTTTTTGTGATAGCAGATGGAAAGCACCCATACGCATTCCGACTCTATCAAAGGGGTATGGTGTCACTAGAGACACTCGTCTTACTCGATGATCTGGTACACTTTACCAAACATTGGTCTAAGCACGATGATTTGATACTTAATGAACTCATTATATTAATCAACAAGTATCGTCCGTTCTTATACCATTTTACCAATGCTGATAATGAAAAACTAAAGCAAATTGTATTGGAGACATACTCATGACACATGAAGATTTAACTGAACTGCAAATCGAAATCTCAGAACTTGAAAAGGAGAATCAAGACCTCAAGGAACGACTTCAAGACTTGGAAGTCAACCTAGCGTATGTCGAGCAACAACTATCCGAAAAGCAAGACTCTCCGAAAGCAGTCTTTGCTGAAGAAAAACCGAAACTGTCAGTAGTTTCAAACGCATAAATAAAAGGGTTGACACCATCCCCTAATTGGTGTAATATAAAGAAACTATATTATGAAATATGTGGACAAGCAATATACACTGTAATACAAGGAAAATATGATATGGCAAATTCATTTGCATCCCTCAAGAAGTCACGCAACGCATCGCTTGACAAACTCCTCCAAGAAACTCAGAAGTTAGATTCTAATGGGCAACAGTCCAATGGTCCTGACGAGCGTATCTGGAAACCAACTGTCGATAAGGCAGGTAACGGTTACGCTGTAATTCGTTTCCTTCCCGAACCAAAGGGTGAAGACTTGCCTTGGGTTCGCATGTTTGATCACGGTTTCCAAGGAACTGGTGGTTGGTATATTGAGAACTCTCTCACTACACTTAATCAGAAAGATCCTGTGTCTGAGTATAACTCTGAACTGTGGAACAACGGTACAGAGGCAGGTAAGGAACAAGCACGAAAGCAGAAGCGTCGATTGAAATACTTCTCTAACATTCTGGTTATTAAAGACCCATCAAATCCTGAAAATGAAGGTAAGGTGTTCTTGTACCAGTATGGTAAGAAGATTTGGGATAAGATCAACGATCTCATGCAACCAGAGTTTGAAGATGAGACACCAGTAAACCCCTTTGATTTTTGGGAAGGTGCTGACTTCAAACTGAAGATTCGTAATGTCGAAAACTATCGTAACTACGATAAGTCAGAGTTTGATGCTCCATCAGAACTATTTGACGGTGATGATGACATGCTTGAGAAGACTTACGAGTCACTCTACTCATTACAAGAGTTGGTGTCTGCCGACAAGTTCAAGTCTTACGACGAACTCAAGCAGAAACTTGACAAGGTGTTGGGTTTGAGTGTCGCTCCTCGTCCTGCGTATGAGGATGTGGAAGATGTTACTCCTGCTCCTACACCAAAGGAAGCACCACCACCAAAACAAGTTGCTACTACTGCAGATGAAGATGATGACGATCTGTCATTCTTTGAGCAGTTAGCAAACGACTAATACAATGCCATTGTAGTGGTAGGGGGACGAAAGTCCCCCTTTTTTTTATTCATAGACTGGATCATAGGAATTACGAGTGGTTCCCTTTCCGCGATTGCGTCGAGGACTTGCTGTCGCAAGAGTTGTATTATTAATATTTGATGAACTATTGTTGTTGACATTTGTTTGAGGTGCTGTTACATTGACACTCGGCGATGCTTGTTGGGAAGCAACTTCACGCGAACGAATATCAACCTCTGCTCCACTAAACTCATCGACAGGTTGAATTGCTTGATTAACTAATCTAGAAGACTCTTGAGGTTCAACTCCATCAGGGGAAACTTGTCTAGAAGACTCTTGAGGTTCAACTCCATCAGGGTCAGGGGAAACTTGTATTTCTTCACCAGTTTCTGGATTTAATCCTGCATACTCATAAAGCGCATCTGGAATAACAGAGTTAAGTGCGCGGGCAATCAAACTACTTCCTGATGGATCAGGTAACACAGAACGAAGCAGGTTTTTCATAAACGCTTCTGGGTCAAGTGAATCCAAAAGTCCTTTAATACGTTCTACAGGACTCTCGTCATCAACACCTTCTTCTAATGTCTTTTTATTTTTATTGATAGTCTCTGAAGCATTTTTTCTTTTCTGTAGTATCGCT